ATTTATAAGAATTCATAATTTATACTTTCTATTATAAAGCAATATTCTAATATATTAGTATATTAGATTTATCAATGAATAATGATATAGAACCTTATATATTTGTAATTGATTTAGACGGAACTATAATTGGAAATTGTACATATCAGTGCGATATATATAATATTATGGAATTAATGAAATTATATAATAAAAAAGAATTAAATAAATATAAAATATTATGCGATAAATCATTAAATAATAGTTATAACAATAAATCACTTCTTATGAGACCGCATTTTTTCTATTTTATCCAATCTATGAAAAAAATATATCAAAGGTCTTATTTTTATATTTATACAGCTTCGGAAAAAAAATGGGCAAATAAAGAAATAGCAATAATTGAAAAAAATAATAATTTTAAATTTGACAGACCATTGTTTACGAGAGATAATTGTATTTTAGACAATGAAGGTAATATTAAAAAATCTATTGCTAAAATATTACCTCTTATAAAAAAAAATATAAAAACACCATCATCTTATGATATTAGAAAGCATCTTCTAATAATAGATAATAATCCTACATTTATAGATTATAAAGATAATTTATTAATATGTCCATCGTATAATTATATTAAATTTAATAATTTATTAGATATATTTTCAGAAGAAATAAATAATAACAATATTAAAAATTATATAAATAAATTAGCGAAAGAACAACGTATATGTAGAATATATGAAGGAGATGCGTATTTGGAAAAAATATATAAATGGTTGTATAAAAAGTGTAAAAAAATTAATAAATATAATTCTAAATATGTAAATGATACTTTTTGGAAAGACTTAGTAATATTGATAAAAAATTATAGTATTAAACATTATAATTCTAAAAATATAGAGATAATTCAAAAGAGTATTGCAAATACGTAATAAAGAAATAATAGTATAATAATTATATAATGATATATGTAAGTTTTGATATTGGTGTTAAAAATTTGGCATTATGTATAATTAATAAAGATGATTTGACAAATAAGCTTCAAATAATAGAATGGCGTATAATAGCTCTTGCAGAAAGCAAAAAAGAAATTAAAGGGATTGAAGATATTTCTGAAAGAATTTATATTGAGATGGATAATATAATAGGTGAACTTAAAGAGAATAATATAAATATTATAGATTATGTATTAATAGAAAATCAGCCTTCTAATTTAAACGGAATTATGAAAACTATACAGCATATTATATATGGGTATTTCAGTTTAATAAAATACTGGGATAAAGATGTTAATAATGTTATTTTAATAAATGCTTCTTTAAAAACTAAGCATCATAATTACATAATTAATATAGAAAAGAATAGTAATGATCCTAAAAATAAAAAGGGTTTTAGAAGGGAAAAATATAAGAGTAATAAATTAATGAGTATAGAATTATGTAAAGAGTATATTAAAGATGACGAAAGATTAAAAAATATTTTTAATAAGAATAATAAAAAAGATGATTTAAGTGACGCGTGTTTACAAGCTATTTCGTATATAAGAAGTACAAGCAAAGTTGATATTATAAATAATTATAATAAAATATATATGTGCGATACTAAATAAACTTATAATATGCGTATTAATACCTATTAAAATATTATAATAGATATATAAACATTTAATATCAAAATAAATATATAATATGGCTTTAATATCTACTCTTAATAATCAAAATGATGATTTAATAGAGATAAATAAAGATAGTTTTAATAATAATCAATCTTTCAATTTTAATATACCTCGTGATATATCATCTAATAATTCTATAAATAATTCATTATTTAATAGAAAAAAAATTAGCGATGATGTAATATCATTATCGTCAGCAGGTTCTTCGCGCGCAAGTTCACCAGGAGGAAAACAGAATTATATAAAAAACATGGAAACTATTTATAAAAATAAAGACAAACTTGTAAATGTTAATAGATTAAATAATAATTATAAAAATAGAGATGTTATGTATTCAAAATCTAAAAGTAAAGGAAGTAATTATGGTAGTGTAAGTGGAGATAGCATTGTAAGCGGAGAAAGTAATGAAAGTGTAGAAAGTAATGAAAGTGGAGAAAGTAATGAAAGTGGAGAAAGTAATGAAAGTGGAGAAAGTGGAGAAAGTGGGGTAAGTGGAGCAAGTGGAAGTAGCGTTGCTAATAGTGAAAGAGAATACAAGGAATATGGTGAAAATAATAAAAAGGGTTCCAGGGAATACAATATTGAACAACAAAAATATTTAAGTCCAAAAGAGCTACTTAAATTAGAATTAAATGAAAAAAGAGAAATAATATATCAACTTGATAGATTAGAATCCAAAGGATTTAAAATACCTTTTAAATTCAATATGAATTCAGAAATTGAAGAAATGAGAATAGAATATAATAGAATAATAAGGGAAAAGGAACTTGATGGTAGTGTACGTTTTCAACAAAAAATGCTAATGGCATTTATATCTGGAACTGAATATTTAAATAGTAGATATGACCCTCTATCTATTCGCCTTGATGGATGGTCAGAGCAAGTTAACGAGAATATAAATGATTATGATGATATATTTGAAGAATTGCATTATAAGTACAAGGCAAGTGGTAAAAAAATGGCTCCTGAACTAAGGCTATTCCTCTCTTTGTCTGGAAGTGCTTTTATGTTTCATTTAACAAGTCGAATGTTTAAAGAGCAACCTCTTCCTGATATTGAAAATGTATTAAAATCAAATCCGGAATTAATGAAACAATTTCAAAATGCTGCTGCAAAACAATATATAATTGGTAATAGTGAACAACAAAATCCACAGATATCTCAAAACAGAGGTTCAGCAAATGAAGGGATGGGATTATTTAATATGGTAAGTAGTTTATTTGGTTCGTTAAATAGTGAACCGCCGCAATCAAGAATGCCAACATATCAACAATCACAGCAAATGCAAAATTCTCAGCAACAAAATGCTAAAAAATCTGTTGAAGATATTGATAATATTATAAGAAATGTTCATAATAAAATATCAATAGATGATAGTGAAACTAATATAGAGACATTATCTGTAAGCGATGAAGAAATTACTTCAATAATAGAAGATACTGCTGATATTCAAATATTAAAAGCGAGAGGAAGACCTAAAAAGGGTGCACGAACTTTAAATATTTAATTATAAAAAAATAAAATGTTTGTTAATTAATTTATGAACTTATTTATTTCTATTTTTTCTTAAATTTGTTATCTTTTTAGCTGATTTGTTGACAAAATTGGCAACATCTTTTACAGAACTTACTATTCTATCAGGAGTTCTTTTTAAAGATCTCATCGGATTACTTATAGTATCTTCAATTTCTTCTTCAAAGTCTTCAATTTTATTTAATAAATTACTTAAAGTGCTTAATAATATTGGTATTATTATTATAGTGAATAAGAGAGTTAAGAATAAGAATAAAGATATCATTGTACCTACTGATATAATATCTCTGCTTAAATCTTCCGAACATTTACATTTCTCGTTGGTTAAATATCTAACGTAATCAAAAGCATAATATATATATACTACAAACATTAAGAAGAATATAAAAGTTGCTATTGAAAGTAATTGAACAACTACATAACCCATGCTTTTAGCAATACTATTTAGCGATATAAATGCTGTTATTAAGAAATATGCTAAAGCGATTATTGTAAAATTTTTAATAAAATCTTTGTTAGGATGTTCTGAACATTCACATCCCATATTTTCTAATTTATAAATATAACTTAGAATTATTAATAATAATATTGCAAAAATTGCTTGGATTATTACACTACTATAAAAAGACAGGTCGTTATTACTTTCTCTCATTATACTATTTCTTGCTCTATACTATTATATAGAAATAATTTTTTTTTAATTTATAATTCAAAAATATTATATATTAAAAATTTTGTAGAATTATCAAAATTTTTAATATCAATTTTTTTAATTTTATTAATAATATCAGGATATTTTTTAATACATAATATTTTATATATTTGTTCCAATAATATATCTAATATATATTTATATACATCTGTGTTTATTATATTATTAATATGTTCACAAATATTATTTAATAATATTATTAAATAATCAGGTTTATATTTAACCCATACTTTATTCATATTATGAATACTTTTTTTCCATTTAATATAATCACAATATAAATCATATTCATCGTTGAGCAATAGTAGGTTATTTTCATATATATATGACGGCGGATTCCATTCTTTATTGACTAAATAATTATCCCAATACATATCGATCTTTGATGATAAAAAGTCTTTATCAAACAATTCTAAGATATTGCTATATATATTATCGTCGTTAGTTTTAATATAATTAATAATTATATTAAAAATTTCATCTAATTTATCATCAGTATTATTAATAATATCTTTTAGTTTTTCATATATAACATCTTTATTTTTATTAGATAATTTGTTAAGATATCCTATTAGACTTCTCTTTGTCTCCGAAGTTTTTGTAAATTCAGGAATAATTATGTGAACTCTATTTTTAATTTTTGGTTTATTATATTTATCTTTATTATTAAATATTTTTTTAGCCCATATCATTTTAGGATCATAATAAGAGTTAAAGCAATTATAATTGTTTTTAAGTTCGTCTGCTTTTTCTAAAATATGAGCGGGAATATCTATAATATTATTATACTTTTCTTTAAAAAGTTCTATATTTATTTTAACAATTTTTTCGCTCATTATATTTAAATATAATAAATAATCTTATATAGTTAGAGCTAGGCTTGTTATTATATCTTAAACATTTTCTCATTTAAAAATGCCAATATTATTATTTTACTCAAAATTGATGGGTTAAAAATGAGTACATAATTAAATTTTTTCTAAATTTTCTAAAGCTCTATATATTTTTACTAATTTTTTAATTATGTACTCATTTTTAATGTATAGAACCATATAAATAATATACATAAGGCAAAAACACATAATATTAGTAATATGTGTTCAATATTGAATAAATTAGAAGAGATATATTATAATAATTTAGTATATAGAACTATAATAGTATGCGATGACACAGATAAATATAAAAACTTTTTAAATATGAATAATTACGACGTATTTATAATAGATAATTATAATGATAATATAGAATATGAAGTTCTCGATGTTAGAATTTTACTAATAAATGCTAATAATTTGATAAGTTTCATTTCGTGTTATTATAATAATGAAAATACAAATATTCCTTTTTATTCGCATATAATTTTTGATACTTTTGAAAATACAAATAATAATTTAAAAAGACAATATAAAAAAATATCTAAAAACAATACACAATTAATTTAATTATTATCTAATAATATTTTAGAAGTTTATATATATGGTTAAATCAAAATCGACATACGCGTTTAATGATATAACTCTATTAATAGTTATTATAGTTGTTTTATTGATTTCTATATTTATGATTTCGTATTATATTAGCGGAAATAGTTTGATGGAGAATTTTACAGGAAATACGACAGGAAATAAATCAATCGAATATTATTATATGGAAGGATGTTCTCATTGTGAAAAATTTAATGATTCGGGAATTTGGGAAGAATTAAAAGAAACATTTGGAACAAAATTAAAATTTAATAAATATGAACATAAGGAACATTTTGATAGAGTTGCGAGATATAAAATTACTGGTTTCCCTACAATAATTATAACTAATAATAGTGATATTTATGAAGAATATAAAGGTAATAGAACAAAAGAAGATTTAGAAAAATTTATAAGAAGATATATATAAATAATAACAATTTATATTATTAAGAATAATACATAATAAAATATGGGTGCTGGATTAATGCAACTTGTATTAGTTGGTAAAATATCACAATTTATTACACAAAATCCGCAAATTAATTATTATAAATATTTACATAATAAACATACAAATTTCTCTATTGAACAAGTTACACTTACACCTGAAGGAAATGCTAATGCTGGTTTTATAAAAGGTGCTACGCTTAATTTTAAAATTGGTAGATATTCTGATTTTTTATCAAATTTATTTTTAACATTTAAAATACCTGACATATATTCTGATAATGAATATAGATTTAGATGGATACCTAATTTAGGTTATAATTATATAAAAGAGGCAAGAATTAAACTTGGAGGAGTGATAATTGAAACATTATATGGCGAATGGTTAAATATATGGGACGAATTAACTAATAAAGAAGGAATTAAAAATAATAAATTAATAGGTAACATTGATGAATTAGTTAATCCATTTAATTTTGTTCCAAAATATACTATAATAAATAACAGACTATTTAACATTACATATCCTATATCTGTATATAGTAATACTAATAATAATCCAAGTATTAAAGGAAGACAAATACAAGTACCTTTAAACTTTTGGATTACAAAAAATCCTTCTTTAGCATTACCTTTATTGAAGTTACAAAATATAGAAATATTACTTGAAATAGATATTATAGATAGAGGTTTTAATGGATTATATCAAATATGGAGCGATATGTTAAACATGTATGTTAGCCCAGATTTATATGAATTAGTTCATTCCAAAAGAGTTAGTATAGTTGATTTTGTAAGTCCTATTGATGCTAAATTTGATGTTAGGAATGAAATATTATGTTCATATGTATTTTTAGATAGTATAGAAAGAAGTAAAATGTTACTAAATACTAATAATATAGATTATGTAATAAGTACTTCTAAAAGGACGCATTTTTTATTTGACGCTGTTGAAAAAAATAAAACTATAGAAATAACGAATGCTTCTCA